AATAAGTATAAATAATTTATTGTTTGTGTATTATAAACTTGCTCTTTCTTCAATTGTGTTCACTCGCTTCTGAGATGTGGTGATGTCTGTCTCAACTACTACCGCTTTGATTGTTGGTTGAGTATTACCTATTGCTGCCTTAATCGTTCCATCAGCATTCAATTGTGTACTTCCGGAACTCGGAGGTTCTAATGCAACACCACCACCTGCAGAACTTAAAGAACCTAATGCTCCACCACCTCCACCGCTACTTGTTGAAGTGTATTGTGTCGCTGCTATCTTTGCTACTGATGCTGCACCTGTTAATATTGTTGCTGCTAATGATGCAATACCAATCGGTGATGGTACTGGACCTATAGCTAATGGTGATTGAGATAGTGATTTAATAGCTGCCATTGCAGTACTTAAAATTGCACCTGTTAAAGCTAATCCCTTATTGACCTTAAATTGTTGTTTCGCTGCTTTCTCTTCTGCTGCACTTCCCTTTTGAACATTAGCCATTTTAATAGAAAAGTAGAGATCTGCTAACCCTTGTAATGCTTCAGTAGTTTTCTGTGCTAATTCTACAGTTGCTGCTGCTTGTCCTAATCTTAAATCTTTTTCTTTCCCTGCATATTCTTCTCTAATCAATTGCTTAGCTGCTTCATTACCTTCAACCAATGCTAACTCAGCATCCATCTGTATCTGAAGATTCTCTAACTGACCTGCATAGGTTTGGTCATTATAGAATTGATCTAATGCATCCTTAGCAATCAACCATTCTTCCGCAATAGCTAAAGCATCGGCATTGCCTTGTGCCTCATCATCCTTAGCTTTTTTCTTTCTTGCTGCATTTTTAGCATCAATGGCATCAGCTATCTTATTTTCTGCATCTGCTCTATCGTTATATGCTTTTAATGCATCACTACTTGTTTTGTCATCTATCTCTTTTTTTACCTTAGCTTCTTCTTTATAGATGTTTATCTTTTCAGCACTTAATACTTTTAATGCATTTTGTAAATCAAGTAAATCCTCTTTCTCTTTTGCAATAGCATCTAAGTCCTCTTTTGCTCTTTCTGCTTTATTTATTTGTATTTGTTTTTCTAATGCATCAGCTTCTAAGTTTTTACCTAACTTCCTATCAATGGCAGCAGTAATATTCATTGTTGTTTCCCACAATGAATTATTAGTCTTTACATCTTCAACTTTAGCTTTATGAAGTTTAATGCTTGTCTGAATTTCAAGTATCTGAGCAGCTATTAATTTCTCTTTAACTGCTATGATCTCTCTTTCACTTCCTCCTTGAGCAGTTAATAATTCAATCTGTCTTGTACTTGCTCTGTTTAATAGTTCAGTCGATTTCTTTTGTTTATCTAATTCATTTGATAAATCAGATGTAGCTTTGGATACATTGTTTAATGAATAATACAATGCTGTAGCTGCTGCACCAATAGCTAACAATGCAGTAAGAAATGCCATAATAGGATTTGCCTTTATGATATTACCTAATTCCTTAAACGCATCACCCATTCCCATTACTCCCTTTATACCATCAGCGAATGCAGATGCTGCTTGTACTTTAAGTAGTGTTTTCTGCAACTCTTCCCCCTCTGCACCGAACAATGCAGCAGCACCTTGAGCAGCTTGAAAACCACTCGCCAACCCACCTACAACATTGCTAACTGCTTGTATCTTACCCTCAGGATTGAATGCTTTGATCTCACTATTCAAATCACCTATATCATCCTTAATACCTCCTAACTTCTCTAAGGTCTTAATATACTCTTTTGATCCTGCTGTAAGTCCTGATAAGATCTGTTGCGTTTCCTTAAATTCTTTCTTTAACTCGGATAAACTCTTAGCACCACCATCGGCATCTACATTTATCTTTATCGCTACTTCTTTGTCTGCCATTATTCCTGTATTATTCTATAGGTTAAATAAATAATTATGTCACTATCTCCCGTTGTCGGATTTGAACTTAAATAAACTCCCTTGTCTGAAATTAATTGCGTATCCGTTGCACCACTTATACCTTGCTGAGCCGATACACTTATTCTACTTGATGTAGCATTTAAAGCATTACTAAAAATGTGCTGTGACCTATTTGCAGTATCCGTTTGTATTACTAATGATGTACTTCCTGCGTAAGCTGTTGTGTTAAAATCTACCTTGCACGCTGCTGTCAATACCTGAATATAGTATCCTGCTCCTGGAGATGGTATCAATAAGTAAGGTGTAGCAAACAATGTCAATACACTTGCACTCGGAATGGTTACTGTCTTTGTTTGGTTTAAGCTATCCGCATTCAATACCACCCCATTGATATACATAGAATCGCTCTCAGTAATCTCAGTATCGAATGTGTTAATCAATGTTACATTACTGATTCCACTTCCCACTATACATCCGCTACTACCTAATAATGTCACATTCTCACTATCCCCGATCACATTGCCATTGCCATTTACAATGCAGCTTCTTACATTGTCACCATAGATGTTATCAGTTCCTCCAGTCATTGCTCTCGCTCCTCCCGTTATTCTGATGTTATCTATTGTTGATGCGTTCCATGTGTTGATAATTGGAGGGATCTCCAATGATTCACCGAATGCCGAACTAATACCGCCTAACATTGTATGTATTGTTGCAGTAAATGTACCTGCATCTTTAATCTTTAAGAACTCGCATTTTGTCACATCATTCTTTAACGGATCGTAATCAAATACCTTGTTAAGTCTAAAGTAATCATTCTGAAAATAGAACTGATTCCTAAAGTCTAAGTTACGGATATCCGATGGTCTCAAATAAAAATACGCTGTAAGTATCTTACTGTCTCTATCTGTGATCTCATCGATTAACTTCTTATGAAATCTATTGAAGATATTATTATTTGTATATAGATTAGTATTGTAGTATATCTCTTGAGGAACACCAAAGGATAAGTCTAATGTAGGCGATACGGGATTATCTAAATGACCTGCATACAAGTACTGAGTAACAGTGTGAACACCGCTTATTCTTCCATTATACTGATATGCTACATTTGAAGTCTTTACACCTCCGTTATAAAGCAATCTAATGTTAAATGCTTTGCTCTTTACATTGTTTGAACTGTCTACATCCCATATGCGTGATATGATTCTGTCACTTGCAGAATCTCCGATTAATGGTGTTGGACTGAATAATACTTTGTTCTCACTTGTACTTTTTAAGAACTCGTTATCTGTTACATATCTAAATCTTCCGTATGTCTCAGCATATCCATCCTTATACTTCTTATTAAAGTAATCTGTGTCATCTGTATAGGTAAAGTTAAATTCTTTATTATCCAAATCTCCCATTGGTTTGATGTCAATAGGCTTTGAATTGTCTAACTTATAAGACCAGTCTACATTTGTACCCGAACTATAAAAGTCATCCCTCGTTTCAATCAGTAGATTATTCTCGTTATCAGGATCAATGTCAACGTATAGATTAAACATCTTAATTACTGATAATAAGAAATCCTTTTGTTTTATCTTTAATGGTGTTACTTGGTTTATTGTTATATCATCCCCATCTATTAACCCACTATTAACTACTTGGTTCTTAAATGTACCACCATTGAATGTCAATGCTCCATCTGTCTCTGTTAATGTGAAAGCTGACTGCGCTCCTAAAGTAACTTTAACTTTGTCACCTGCTGTGAAAAAGATGTTTGTTAATCCAACGTACAAAGTATTTGCACCTGTAACTAATACCCCGTATCCGCTTCCAATAGTCGAATAGGTAGAACCGTAATATGGTTTCCATTCAAAGTTAATGAATGCACTTAATGATGTCGCTGTTGATAAGAATGATACATTCGCACTCCCATTTGCTCCTAATGAATAATACCCCGTTTCGGCAACAGTCCATTCACCCGTAGCAGGATTGTATTGACCACTTACATCACTAATCTCATTGTTATAGATTATATCCTGCTTTGCAAATGTAGCTTTCCACTGATTGAAGAATGAATCATAAACACTCTCAATCGTTCCGCTTGTTTGAACTGTCTGTGTTGCTTCGTATAGTCTCGGTGCTATCTGTGCATCTGTTAGAATAACTTTACCTGCATTAGCAGGAACAATCAGCTTCTTAAAGTATTCACTATCAAAGAATGTCGATGAGTATGTATAACCTACACTTTGAAAGATTGCATCGATGTAAGTTCTTAAAAATACTGATGGGAATAAATGCTCTACATTTACCTTAGTCAAATCGTTATCATATCCATAGTCAATCAATGGATAGCAATACCCATCTGTGTAATCATTAGTCCATGATGCTACTTGTGTCGCATAATCATACACATGGTCATAATCACTCAAATCTAATGCAGTTAATTCGGCAGTTCCTAATGCATTGAAGATGTTACCTACATTTCCCAATATTGTTACCTCATACTCAATCTTACTATCATCATTGATGGTAATCGATAGCATCTGAATATACCCATTAATCTGATTCTCATCATCAATGGTCAATATCCCTTTTACCTTTGCATTCGGATTGAATGAGCCATCAGTAACATTCACATCGAAGATATTACCAAACAGCAGATTGTTATTCTTTGTACCTGGTATCTTAATGGTCTTTGAGTAGTTACTATTCCTCTTATCAGGGAATCTAATATCAGCAATAGAGAAGTTTAATGGTGTTGATACATCATCATACATATCAATGCTTCCGCTACTCGGTAAGAATATCTTTGTTCTGCTCATTATAGTCTTTGTCTGTATCTATCGTAACTCAATGTGTATTCTAATTGTAAATTAAACAGCTTCTCATTCACTACTTTCTTTTTCTCGAATGATGTATTGGTGATGTTAATAGGTATCAAATATAAACCATCATCTAATCTCACATCCGGTGAAGTAACTAACTGCTCCAACCATGCTAACTGCTCCTCTGTTACCCAATCACTCTGAATGCTTACCTTATCTTTAATCCTTGTATGGTATTGTGAATATGCTCTGTCATTCGGACTGTTAACATAAGAGTACCCTGTCGAATAAGAACCTAAGTCTTTCTTAAACATTGATCTCTCGATGTCCATTGTCTCCTTACTCACTAAAGTAAAGTTAAACGTATCATAACCACCTAACTCATTTAAGAACTGTAATCTTCGTTTCTCATATCGTGAACAATTCTCAACAATGTCATATCTTGCCTCACCCGATATACCTACATTTGAACTATTAAATGTCTGAACAGTATAGTAAGATTCTGCACCGGTTAATATCGGCTGAACTCCTAATGTAAACTGAGCATCGGGAATGTCTAAGATGTTATAACATCCAGTCGGTATTCGTAGAAATCTACTTGTAGTATATTTGTTATCTATTTTAAATGTACCTATCAATGTACCTGCACTATTGTAAGTCATTACCTTAACATAGCTTGTATCTAAGTTGAAATTATTCCAATACAGCCATGCATTATCATCTACCATCAATTCCATTCCACTCTTTACATATGGATTCTCTGTTAAGAAATTACCGATATAATCACCACTTGCATAGTTACAGAATGTAGGATAGTCTAATACTGCATTCCATAGATATTTACCCGATACTGTTGCGAGTCCTGGATATATTACTGTCCCACTTGTACCGTATGCTTCACCTATCTTTAATGTATATTCTACATTACTATTGTTATTCGGTAGTATCCGATTGTCCGCTAATGATATATCCGTACTTATTCTACTTTCAAGTAATGGCGATATGTTTGCCTTACCGCTTAGTTCTGTTGGATGCGGAGGTATTAACATTCGGTCTACCTTAACACTATTCACATAGATATCAACTACAAACTTAAAGTTAGTCTGTCCTACATTCGTTGAAGTTAATATATACACCGCATCATTATACGCAGGAAATAGATTAGCTGGTTCTTGTCTTACTGTTATTGCCATTTATTCTTTTTTATTTTATAAATTTTCCATTTGTTATTATAGTGCCTATCCATTGATTTAGACATAAAATAAAAAACAATAACCAAACAAATGCTACAAATTATAGATAATACAATCATTTTCTTTTAATTAAATAGATTCTAATTTTATAATATATAATTAAAGACATACAAATAAAAGCAGATACAATTAACCAACTAAAGAACATTATTATTAATATTTTTATCATATGTCATTTAAGTTAAAATCTATTAATATCTCTCTGCCTAATGCAGTGGACAGGTCTCTACTCATGTTATCTAATATGTTATTATCAAATGCTTCGTCTACAAAGTTTGTCGGCTTGATGCCATTCCTTGCAATACCTCTGCCTATCAACCAATATAAAGTTTTAAATTTCTTATTCATTGGTATTGACTTCCCTTTCCTATCCTTTAAATCTTTCTTTGTATTAAATATTACAGTACCATCAGGTTTCTTATAACTTGTTATTCCTCTATTTAATGCAAACTTTTTTACAGCATCTTGTTTGATATTCCCTTTCTTAAACTTATATGGACTACCTTGTTTTCTCATTGTTCCATCAACCCCTTTATCAACGAACTTCCAATAGTCTGCCATACTAATCTCCATCACCATGTTTGTAGCAAACGATCTAATGTTAATCGATATGCTTTGAACTAATCCACCTTGTACTACCTTATCATTCTTATTTAAAGATTCAGCTAAGGCATCAATTATAATCTGCTTATAGTTCTCTAATATCTTACGGGGACTATCTGCCATTCTTCATCTGTTGGTCTAACTGCTCCTTAATATAGTTCTGCTTATCCTTAAAGTAACTTAATGAATTTAAGAACTCAATCACATTCATCTCTAAGAAATACTCCCACTTCGTTCTATCGTTATTGCTTAGATTGTCTAAAGTATAATACCATCCCCAATGCTTGACAAAGCCAGGTCTGTTGCTTCCTTCGTTTTCTTGCTCAGCTTCTTCATCTGCAATTCCAAAAAGTCGTTTGTACCTTTTATTAATCGCTGATAATTCGACAAAAAAAAACCACTCAAACTAAAGACCATCGGCATTCTCATGTTCTCCTGGATGTACTTTGCTCTGTCACTTACTATTGTATCTTTCTTTTTACCATACCAATTGATCTCCTCACATAACACCGCTAAGAATGTATGCAGGTTATCATTGATCTTCTCCTTATCCTTTACTAATTCAGTTAAGTCAATGTACTGACCTGCTGATACACTACGCATATTAAGATTGAATCGGAATCGTTTCTTACCGATGCGAACCTTTGAATGTATCTTAACTGCTTTTGGTTTCTCCTTAATGAATGCTAATCCTTGCAGCTTCTCTTTTAGCTTGTTTAAGGGAATCTCATCGGTGTAGTAAGCTATTGACTTATCTGTTAATGTTGCCAGGATACCGATTGACCTTTCGAGATCATCAGTATAATCCTCATCAATCTCTTTGCAGAGATCCTGGTACTGCTTAATGTTTATATCTTTCCATTCCATAACTATAAGTATAAGATTGAATCGATTTGTGCAACTTAAACAATATGATAAATACCGGAATGCTTATTTGTTTTTAGGGAATGGTATCCGATAGCTGTTGCCATTACAGCATCATCATGGAATCCATTAGGTGCTGAGTACCTGACTGATTTAGTCTTTGGATTATATTCGTATGTGAATAGTTCTAACTCCTTAATAAGCCAGTCTCTATCTAACATCTTTACTTCTTTATTCTGATTCGCTACTACTAACTGTTCAATGATATCCTGCTTACTTTTTGATGTGGTAAGGAATGGTATAATCAAACCACTATCATTCACTCTATCTCTAAGCTGCTCGAATATAGGATCACCGATACCATTCACCTCAACGAATGTGGAACAGCTAAACTCGTTTATTCTTGCTATTACCTTACCGATGATATTTGACCAGGTATCTTTATTCCATCTCTCAATGTAATGCATCTCTCCGGTCTCATTGAACACAGACAGAACAGTATAGTCATCTGCTCTACCTATATCTAATCCTGCATACATCCGATTGGTTCTCTCTGACTTG